ATTTCCCCTGGAAAACAAAACCAGGGCCCTATGGGCACACGCGGCGCGTTTACGTACCGGGTTGAGGGTCCCATAACCCTCGCTTGTTATGGATATGTCTGGTTATGATATTGATATAAGTGGATTGGTAAGACAATTCAAAATCTGTAAGCTTGATAATAACTGGGAAGACACAACTGACACCGAGTTGTGGTCTTCTGTTCCTCATTTGGGACGACGAGGAGGCGATGTAGCCCGTACCAGGGAGCGTCTCCACTTGAGTCATTCCAGAGAGTTCCGCCAACGCGGAAATAGAGGGACGAATAAGAAGGTGAATGCTGACGAGATAGCTAGACGCCGTAGAGTCAAATATGGAGGTGAGAGCAGTTCCAAGCGATCAAGAAGGCTTAGGCCTGATGAGTCTGACTTGGGATATACGTCTTACCACGCCCCTAGACCCCGACGTCGTGAACCCTGGAAGGTGAAATCTTCCAAGAAGAAGCACGTTCAGCATTCTTCAAAATCAACTGATATCCCACAAAAATCTGTTAATAAACTGGTTCGGAATTTTAAGAATTCCGGGCGAGTTCCGGATCCAGAAGAGGTGTCGACATGGATCGACATGCTCAGGCCGGATCAGATTTCTCCGAAGGTATTGGCTCGTATTAAATCGAGTCTGTTACTTCAGTGTGGTGATGTCGAGACCAACCCAGGTTGGGTAGACAGTCGGAACCAGCCCGTTAGCAACCTATTGGTTGGCAAGCAGGTCGGGGAAGATTATATCAGTGTGAGGTCAGGGATGGTCGTAAATGCTCCTGAAGAGTCATGTCAGTTACAGTGTAGTAGGGCTTGTCATAAGCTCTCCATTACTGACGTGTTCATTCACGAGTGTGATGACGGCTGTCTTCGGTGTTCTTGTAGGGAGTGCGGTGCATTGGTGTACTTTAATCCTTACAGAATGGTGGGTCACCATCCACTAAATGAGGTGGCCCCCGCTTGTCTGTCGGTTACTTTTGAAGGTAAGAACTTCAAACTTGGGACCGCATATAGAGCAGACAAGGTTAATGGAAAATTTGCGGAGTTGGTCAAAAAGGGGAAGAACGTGCGAGGACACTTCTTGCCCGATCAACTCGATGAGACTGGTTGGGGGAGTATTGCCGATGTAGATCGGTTTATGGGAACTGCTCCTCCTCCTAGCCCCACGCAGACTAGTACAAATAGTGATAATGCTGGTGACGATGCTCCACTGCAGTTGGAGAGTCCTCCATCGCCTCCGGAAGGCCTCAAACCCAAGGCCGATGCTGAGACCCCATGTGCGGGCATTCTTCGCGGTTATAAGCCGACTAGTAAGGAGTGCCGCCATGTGGCAAGGATGAGATTGCCGACACATGCCATTCCTATATGGCATTCGTGCCAGTATCGTACTGTACCTTATGACAATGATCGTCGACCTGTGTCGATGCGCAATGTAGAGATTACTAAGGAAGCATACGAAGCAGGTTGTATAACCACCACCTATTTAAAGGTTGATTACACCTGGGCACGCGTCTGGTTCTCACTGATTTTTACAAAATTAGTTGCTTTGGTTTTAATGTCTCAGCATACCTACTCCTTCATGGCCAGGATCCTGCGGATGGAAAATGTAGCCTACTTTTCAGTATCAGCACTGATTGATTTCTTCCTGCAAGATTTTGATGGAACCATGTTGGAGCCATATGTTCCAGTGATCAGACCGATCGTAAAGTCCATATTTCGTGTGACAACCCATTTTCATATATGGATGTCACAATTGGGTATTATTGTGGAACAGACACCTCAGTCGACCACCCATATTTTCATCATGGGGGTACTAGAATACATTACTTACCTTCCCGTACTGTATATGCTGGCTGTTGGTGCGTTGGTGTTGTCCTGTTTGTGGACCAGGCTACGCCAGAGAAGGGTTGAATTTATTCCTCATATGGTGACGTGTGTTCTCTCTGAATATGAGAGGGGTGTCAATGCAGTGACACTACAAGCTTCTGTGCGTCAGAACATTCGCAGGTTAGCGACAATGCCTGTTATAGATGAACATTATGTTCCTCTGGCAACTGGTTCTGAACTTATTGTAGAGGCCGTGGCCGCACGCCAGCCATATTTTACGGATGGAGCAACTCAGACCGAGTTGTTCGAGACGTCTATCACACCACGCGCAAAGTATTTGCCTTTGGTGCTCGTGTCAGCGAGCTTGGCATTAATAATGTCAGTAAAGCTCGCGATAATGCGGGCAAACTTCTAGTTAAGTTGAATTCTTTGCCCAGGTTCAGAAGGCGCATGTTTCGCATGCTCCCCTTTATGGCTGTTCCTGGGTACGCGCCCTATTGTCTCGATTCTAATGATCCAGAGACAGTGGAATGCGCTTTCAACAAACGGTTGTTGCGTGAGACTCCCCCAATCGATCGTGTTGAACTCCGCGCTTACGCTAGGTTTGTACGCAAGTTTGTGCGCAAACATTTTAGAAGAGTTCGGCCGTTAGATTTTGAGGAGTGGTTGTTGACGACTACGTACAATGAGAAGAGGAAAGATGAGTTGAGGGAGGTTTGGAAGGAGATGCGGATGTGCCGTCCTACCTTGAAACAGTGCCGAAAGATTAAGTCATTCATTAAGACTGAGTCTTACCCGGTGCCGTCTGAATTTAAGCACGCCCGTATGATCAATAGTAGGTGTGATGCTTTTAAATGTTGGTCTGGACCAATATTTAAGGCGATTGAGAATGAGGTGTTTAAAAATCATTGGTTTATCAAACACGTTCCAGTCCCTGAACGACCTGCTTTAATAGCAAGTTTAGCCAAGGCTGGAATGCATTATTTTGAATGTGATTACACTTCGTTCGAAGCTTCGATGCACTCTGATTTCATGCATGTGAGCGAATGTGAGCTATACCGTTACTGTCTTGGTTACAGTGACGATGCCAAGTTTCTTTGTGACGTCCTGTGTGGAAGGAACATTATGAAAACCAGACATGGCCATAGAGCTGTCTGTGTTGGGCGTCGCATGTCTGGAGACATGTGCACATCGCTTGGTAATGGCTTCAACAATTTGATGCTGACCTTGTACTTCGCTGACAAACTGAAGGCCAAGATTAGTGGCTTTGTTGAAGGAGATGATGGCATATTTGCCGTATCCAAGTTGCTCACAGCAGACATGTATGCCAAGCTAGGGTTTATTATGAAAATTGACGAGGTCAAGCATCCGTGCGAAGCCTCATTTTGTGGACTTGTAATGTCCCCAGATTTGCAGATCATGCGTGATCCCCGCAAGTTCTTTATGAACTTCGGGTGGACCCGTAGTGCAATCTTTGGTGGAGACAAGGTCATGAAATCCCTATTGAGAGCTAAAGCCCTGTCAGCAGTGTACGAAACCCCACAATGCCCTATTATAGGAGCGTTCGCCCGCAGAGCTCTTGAGCTCACGCGTGGTGTTGATCCAAGATTTGATCAGGATGGATACCACGTTGTGCCTCCATCCGAGAGTTCTTTACCGGATTTCGAACCATCCTATACCACTCGTGCCGCATATGCCACTCGTTTTGGTGTTAGCATTGCTACCCAAATTGAAGTCGAGGAATGTGTCTTTTCAGGCCGCCTCGATTGCATACAGCACTTAATCCCGCCTACCCCAACTCAGTTGCATTACGCTCAAAATTATGTAGCTGCAATATAAAT